CTAACAGGTGATTTGACAGATTTCCCAGTTCTTATTAAACTAGCAGATAGTTCGGGTCGAAACAACAAAGACTTATCCACTGTTTTCTATGAACTACAATCCTACAAGGACGATTTTACTGGGACCAATGGTGATGCTCCCCGTGATGATTATTGGGGAGTTACTGGTAACGCCGATTCGTGGTCGGTAGAACTTTATAATAATAAAGTAAGATGTTCTTGGACAGAAAGCACAGGTAGCACCTATAGAACCGCCTATATATATACTGGACAGAATACAATTAATTTGGAAGGAGATTTTTCTGTTTCTATTAAATTTAATAGAGTGAGCACAACTTTCGATCAAGGAGATATTCGAGCATGGGCATTTTTTCCATATTCTGGTGCTGCTAATTATGCTTACGTATATGTTTGGTGGAATACGAGTGGTGGCACTCAAGGCTTTAGAGGAAGAATTTATGAAGCGGGGGCTCTAGTAGCGGATGTTAATGATGCGAAAGCTACGTGGGGAGAAGTAAATGATTCTTATTTTCGCATAAGACGCATTGGTATGGGCGTATATTTGGATTATGATAATGGTGGAGGATGGACCAATTTAACAAGTTTTGTTAGTCAAGAATTTTTAGGCCGCGCACATTTTAGATTTGCGAATTATTCTAGTACTGATTGGAATGGTACACAGGTAGTAGATTGGGATGAATTTTCATGTACAACTTATGAGGTCTTTGATACCAACGAAAGAGATTTTGCTGTAACAACATCTGATGGTTTAACCCAATGCTACTGTATAATAGATGAATGGGCCACATCAAGTGGCTATGCCAATATATATGCTAAAATTCCAGCAATATCTCATACAGCTAATACTCAATTGTATTTATATTATAATAATGATAAATTTGCTAATGCATATTACGTAGGGGAAAACACCGATTCACCGTCATTTTTATGTTTGGGTACCGATCAACAAGGTGCGTATGATGGGAGATCTCTAATTCGTCCTTGTATAATTAAAGATGGCTCTACTTATAAAATGTGGTATTCTGCCCAGGATTGGTCAGATTCAATATGGCGCATTTTATATGCAGAGTCCAAAGATTTATATAAATGGGAAAACCACCAATTAGTAATGGATTATAACGTGGAACAAACATATGATACTAATGGTGTACTTTATCCGTGGGTCATTAAAGATGGCTCTACTTATAAAATGTGGTATGCTGGTCATAATGGGGCTAATTGGAGAACGTTATATGCTACTTCTTCAGATGGACTAACTTGGGAAGACCATCAAATGGTTATGGATATAGGTGATTATGCGCCGTTTGATGATACTCATTCTTATTTAGCTACTGTAATAAAAGACGGTTCTACATATAAAGTGTGGTATTCAGCGAATGGAACAGCACCACAGAACTATTGGAAAATAATATATGCAACTTCTGTAGATGGAATAAATTGGGGCAATTATCAGGTAGTTATAGATAAAAATCAAGAGGGTGTAGCTGATACTAACCATGTTCATGCGGCTTCTGTTATAAAAGAGAATGGTCATTATAGAGTTTGGTATGATGGGCATGATGGCTCCAAGTGGCAAACACTTTATGCTGTAAGCAGTGACGGAATAAACTGGGGTGGCTATAAGTTGATTATACCACAACTAACAGAAGGTTATTGGGACACAGTCAATGCGTTCGTACCTTTTGCAATAGCCGATGAAAATACAACAACTTCTGGAGCATATCATGTTTTTTATACTGGTTATCCAGGTGGCGCAGAAAGCTGTTATAGAATTTTACATGCAAGATCATATGGATCGGAAGATAATATTGTTACGGTTTCTGGTTTTATGACAACCACCGGAAGTGGAATAGAGTGGGATAATACAAACACACAAAGTGAGAATGACAACTTATTGGTTTATGGTGATACACAATATTATGTTGGAGCGAATCAAAGAGCTGGGGTATCTTATCCTAGTGAGGATAGAATTATAGTGTACGGTGAAGTTCCTGAAGAAAGGTATAAAAGTTATGTCACTGTTTATAATGGTACATCAGACGGTGGAACAAATCCATCTAACTGGGATAATTATGAAGAACTTGGATTGAAAGAACCCGAGGATACATTCGATACAACTATAACCGGTCTCGAGCGTTGGACTGTACATTATTATAAATGGTATGCAACTTATAGTGGTAGCCAACCCAGCGAAGATTGGAGCCCCTCATATAGTTTCTATCTATATAAAGGACAGGTTTTGAAAGGCTCGTCCGATGATTATGTTGCTGTTTTTGCGGAACCAGAATCTACATTTTATAATACGAGATTTGCAACTGTTTCTTACGGCGCCGGCGGCGGTCTAAATGTTATTAATGATGATGTTCCAAGGTTATTTTTCCAAAGCACAGTAAGTGGCACCGGTAATACAATAAAAGAAAATCCATCAGACATGGTTTCGGTGAGGTAATATATGGCAGACTATGCTGCTGACATAGTGGTTGCAAATTATTTATACCGACAAGCCATAACTTTAACTGAACAAAGTGGTGAAGATCAGACTAATCTAACTGTAAGGTTGGATTTGAATTCTACAAACTTCAATTTTGATTTTGCTCGTTCTGATGGATTAGATTTTAGGTTGGCCGAAACCGCGGCCGGCTCAAAAATATATAACATGTTTATAGGTGTTTGGGATGAGCCTAACAAAGACGCCACAATGTGGTTTAAAGTCCCGTTTTTATCAGCAAACGAAGTAAAAACTTTATATGCTTATTGGGGGAACCCATCTGACACAGGAATTTCGGACGGTGACAGTATCGGTCTTTTGCTTTTTGATCACTTCCCTGGCGTAGCTTTAGATGGCTCTAAATGGACCTCAAGCGGACCTATTACAGTTGCTAATTCTAAACTTTCAATGGCCGCTGGTTCATATATACAAGCCAAAAACGTACCATTGACGGGTACATATCAATGGATGCTCCAAGATGCTTTTTATATAACCGACGCAAGCCCTAGTGTTGGATATGCTTCTGGCCTATATCGTTTTTATGGTGGGGATAATTTATTAGGCATAAATTTTTATGGAGAAGGGGCTAACGATAGATACCACAACTTTGTACAAAGTGGAAGTTATGTATGGGACGATGGAGATCAAAGAGGGTTAGAGGGAAGTAGTTACCACGAACTTACTCTTACGTATCATGAGCCCACAGACTATATAACACAGGGATTTGAAAGAAGAAGCACCTATCCTGACTATTTGGATAGTTGGGAAAGGAAATGTGAAGGAAATACTAGATTAACTTATTTTCGAATATATGGACCAAACACATATGGATCTACAATGTATCACGATTGGGTGATGCTGAGACGGTATCTTGGCCCGTATGAGCCCGTATTTGATACGAGCAATTTATATGTTCAATACGAACAGGTAAATCCTGATGCGTGGGTTTATGATTATGGTGTCGACATAACAAACACAATTTTTGATCATACGACTACGTCTGGAGGGACGCCGACATATCTTTCTGATGATTCCCTAATAAACATTTGGTGTAGTGATGTAGGCGCAGCTTCAGGCAACGTAGACTTGACTATTGATTTTGGTGCCTATGGCAACAATCTAGTCGATGATGCCTATTTACACTATGATTCTGACCATGTATTGCATTTAAATGCTGCTAGCTTGTCGGATGAAGATTTTGATCTCTATAATAATACTTATTGGCATGGTACTACAACTAGCGGTTGGGCGACCATTGATTTCGGTTCGCGCATAAATAATGTTGGTGTTGTAAGAGTCAAAGGTGTGTCCTCAAAACTATCTGGTATGGTTAAGAATTATAAGATAGAAGGTTCTTATGTTTATACAAATAATTGGGAAGACGATAACTGGAAAGTATTGGATGAGGGGCAGTTTGGACAGACAGATGCTTGGCAAAGTACACTTTTTGCAAACTATAATAATTATAGGTTTTATCGCTTAAAGGTTGTAGACACCTATGGTGGAAATATAGCCATACAAGAATGGAGAATGTATAACTATGACGACAGTCTTGGTAAAAGAGTTGTTTCAAGATTAAAACTGAAACCAGATGCAACCAATTCCAACTTCATATATTTTCCGAAACAAATAGAATTTTATGGTTCTAATGATTCATATAATTGGACCACCTTAATAAGCACTAAAAACACATATACACCAACTGATGGGGCTTGGCAAGAACATGCCTTCACTAATAACATGCCTTATTATGTTTATAGGCTGAGATGCATTGGAAATTGGAATAATAATATTGGAAAAATATGCATAGCAGAATGGTCAATGCATGAAAGATATATAGAAGCGACTTCTCATAGAATTCTCGCCGGCACGAATGATAATTATATAGCTATATGGGGAGATGTTGGTTCTACTTTTGATGAGCTCGAATTTTATGTAGTGAATGATAAAATAAGTTTTGTTGAAAATGAAAAGCTTGTAGGGACTAAAACATTTACTGGTAGTCCTACCGATTTGAATGTGAAATAGGGGGTTATATGGCCAATTCTTATATAAATGGGCAATGTACAGATCGATATGGCATAGCCATGAATGCTGTTTGTGAGATATGCCTTTTGGATCATTCTAGTTCACCACCCACCATTGTGGGATATGGTACATCTGTGTCAGGCACGGGGCTTTTTTCGGTGCTTGCTAGTGGTATAGCTGTTGGGGGGAAAGTTGTTGCGGTTTATTATTATGAAGGAACCTATGGAGATGTATATGATTTGGCCGGCGCAGAATTTATGACTACGGCAAGCGGTGCTACGGTTAGTGGAGGAGGTTCATAAAATGGCATTTAATAGAAACTGGCTTTCTGACTGGGCTAAAAGGGTTGAACTAACTATAGACAACAATAAAATAGACACAACTGTATCTGGATTCCCTCTTTTGATAAATTTGGATGGATCTGATGGTATAACTAGTGTGGACATTGCCCAAAATATAAAAGATGAGTTGGGTATTCCTAATGATTTCTCTGATACTTTTACAGGCGCAGATGGGGATTGGGATGATAACAAATGGGGTAGAAGTCAGCCTGGAGCTGGTTATATCCAAATAGAAGATAATAAAGCCAAAGCATATTCTATTACAACTGGAGATAATTGTTATACCCATTTTAATGCTGCAAATAAATGGTACATAAATGGTTCCAGTTGGAGTATAGATTTTCATTTTGGATATGATAGTGGAGATAGTGATTCTACTTATTGGTTAATTTACGCGACGATACGATCCAAAAGCGACCCTGGTAACCATAGCCAAACCATGCGTTTTATATATCGTCCGGCCGTTTACGGTGCTGGTACTCCAATACGAGCTCAGGCAGCGAATGAGTGTAATGGCGTGTATACATATGGTGCTTCAACTGATTTTAATGCTACATCTTTTAAAGCCAGGCTCTATAGAAGCGGTACAACACTTACTAACTATTATGATATAGGCGGTGGATGGGTAGAAGATTTAAGTATGGTTTGTGCTACAATGCCAAACGATTGCGAGATTTTTATTTTACTATATAATTACGATCCGGGTGGAACTACAGCAGTGCTTTGGTGTGATGAAATAGTAAGAAATTCATCTTCTGCAACCTATTATTATTACAAATTGAAAAGAATTGCCGTTACTGAAAGCAATGGTTATACTCAGCTACCGGTAGAAGTGGAAAGATTTGATCATTGGAATAAAAGTTATGTGTTATGGACCAAAGTACCAACAATAACTACCTCTGGAACTCCTTATAATAAACTTTATTTATATTACGATGTGGATAAAGATGACAATACATCTTATATTGGAGACACTGGTTCTGCTGTGGGCCGCTCTGTTTGGGATGATGATTATTTAGCTGTTTATCATTTGGAGACAGGTAGCAACCCAACCGGCGCTGGAGAGGTATTAGATTCCACAGCGAATGCGGAACATAATACAGGAGTGAATGGTACACCCAATCTTATCACAGCTAAAGCAGGCCGAGGACTTAATTTTGATCCAGGAAGCTCAGAATATTTAAATATGAATAGTCTTACATCATTAAATGGTATCTCGCGTTTTACTTTTTCATGTGTCGTAAAATCAGACGAAATGCCGTTTACAGCACATCGAGGTATTTTTGCAAGAGGATCTACAAATCAAAGAACACCTTGGATATGGGGAAGCGATACTACATCTAATGTTACTTGCTATTTTGAAATGGATGATGCCTCTGTTAAATCTCAGTCTGTTACTGGATTATTAGTTGATACGTGGCATTCTATTGATTTTGTATGGGATAATAGTTATCTAACAAGATTTTTGGATGGTGTTTATCAGGGTAGTTCTAATGCCACTACTGGTAATACAATGGCAAATGATGATGGTGGCCGCTATATAGGATATTTGCCGACCTATGATTATTGGGACGGTCCTATGGATGAGATTAGGATATCCAAGATAGATCGATCGGATGCTTATTTAAAAGCACAGCACTATACTATTTGGGATGAATTAATAACATATGGTAATGAACAAAACTATCCTCCAATGTGTATTCAAGGCACAGTATACGATAAAAATGGATTACCTATGACGGAGTCATGTAATATTATAGTTTCTGATTTGGATGGAGAATTTGTTGTTAGTGACGTATCTGAAACTAACGGTACTTTTAATATAGGAGTTCCTGCCCCGCCCGAAGAAAAATTTATTGTAACTTTTTATAGACAAGGACACTATAGATTAGATGAAGATATAGCTGGTGCTGTTTTTATGACACCGGCCAGTGGGACATGTTAATATGCCAATTTTAAGACCATTTTCTTCAAGTTACCCAAGAATGTTTCCAGCGGGATATTCTGGTTCCCAGGTGTTGAGGTTCGCCCTTAAGGATGGTCCTGAACAAAGGCTTTATAATGCAGGAAATGCTGGTTTATATGGGCATGGAAATCTTGGTGCATATATTACTGGATATAAATGGCATTCGGCATATGCAAACTTTGGAGCATCTATGTCGGGTCATAATCCAGCGAATTTAGTTGCGAGTATTATTGGTGCATATTGCCAAGCTTTGGGGCCTAGAAAATATTTGATTGGCTATGAAGATGGAATTCCAAAATTTGTTGAAGCTAGACAACAATTTAGATGTGTAGATTTTCTATCTGCATATATAAAATCTAGAGTTCAATCTACCGAAAATTTACCAGCTGCCATTCAAGCGTGGTATAGCTCTTATGCTGATTTAGGAGGGTTTATAGTTGCTGGTAAAGAAATATTTAGTGGGCAAGCGGATTTGGGAGGCATAATTAAACCCGCTTACACCACCTCTAATAATTTGATGACTAGTATAGCAGGTGTTTATTGTCATCTTATTGCGCCAAGAAAATATTTGGTGGGGTATGAAGCAGGCCAGCCAAAGTTTATTGTTGGTAGACCTAGATACAGATGTGTTGATTTTTTGCCTGCCTATATAAAACATATTTATTCTGCTGACTTGCGCGCCATTATTGGTGTAAGACCGCATGAACACAAGGATTTGCCAGCTACTATTAACGCTATTTTAAAACAAGGTGAATTTGGACTTAGAGGTATTATCCGAGGTTGGGGCGAAGGGTACGGAGATTTACAAGGTATTATTAGCGGAATGGTATATGAAGATTTGTTAGCTCTTATAAATGCTCTTACATATAAAGATTTGCCAGCCAGTGTTTATGGTATTCCACCAGTCGATTTACCGGCCTATTTAAAAGTATGGCCACAAGAAGATTTGCCTGCTAATTTACATGGTTGGGAATATAGAGATTTGGGGGCTACTATAGGTTGGTTTGATTCCAGTAATTTGGGTGCTTATATAGGAACCTCTTTTCCAAGAAATTTGCGGGCGCTTATAAAAGGATGGGTTAGGGAGGCCACCTCTGATTTAGGGGCCTATATAGACGGATTCACCTATGAAGAGTTACAAGGTATAATTAGGGCCACCTATTTGGAAGATTTACCGGGTTATTTGTATTGTATCCAACCAGCTGATTTGAATGGTTTAATTCATGGTTGGCAAGAAAGCGATTTGGGTGCCAGCATTATCGGTCGCTATGGGCCTTATGATCTACGTGGTCATATGGGGGGTCATTTACCTGGTGATTTACCAGCTACAATTATAGCTGACGGCTGGACTTTACCTTATTATAAAAATTTGCAAGGTTTGATATATGGGGCTTCTATATTAGCCCAGCAAAGCGATTTAGCTGCTTATATAGCCATCCATGCTCCGGCCAACTTACCAGCTACTATAACCGCTGCTGGTGGTATTGGGAATTTGCCGGCTTTTATTTATCCAAAAACAATTTACATGACAGGTATAATATCTGTTGCCACTATGGAACACTCAGATTTATCAGCCGTTATAAACTTTATTTGCAGAAGTTCCGGATATTTAGATCTTTCGGCCTCAATAAGATGCCGATATCTGGCAAATCTTGTTGCTACAATTACAGGTTATAAAATTCCGACTTATTATGCTGATTTGGGAGCTAAAATTGGCTATACAGATTCATATGTGTTCAAAGATAAGCTGCCCATAACAATTAATATTGGAAGTGGTTATCAAATAGAAGATAAAATCCCTATTAGCCTACGAATATTTAAACAACAAGCATATTTAGGCGGCTATATTGTTGGTGAATATAGACACAGCGACATGCCGGCCTCTATCACGGCAACTTGGTTAGAAGAGTATAGTTTTGATAATACCAAAAGCCGAGAAATTGTTTATGATTTGAACCACGCGCGCCAAGTAAATTGGTATGAAGTCGTTGAAATGTATTTTAAATCCATGGTTCCAGAATATTTTTATGTCGGCGCCGGAAGTTCTGTCTATAAAACAAACCGATTAGACCGTTGGGTGCTAGACATAAGCTCCTATATTCCGGAAGGCATGGCCTTAAACATCAGAAGAAAGCTTCATAGGGTTAAAAATCTATATGACTTGACCGATTTTAACACCTTGGACGAGGCTATCCGCTTTGCTATTGATTATGTAACTTCTTATAATTATGGAAATTTGGGTGCATATTTGAATGTCATTCCTAAAATATACCATACTGCCGATCTACCCGTTAGAATCAGGTGGTTTACGCCTACCAACGACGACCTTTCGGCTACTATCACACCACAAGAAAAGACATTTGTTCTCGGTTTCGATGATAAAGTTGAATTTATTTAAATTTTTTACTTGACAAATTTCTTTGGATGCTTATCTTAGAATCATCAGAAAAAAAAATAAAAAAAAAATAAAAAAAAGACTTGACAAGTTCTAAAACGGTATTATATTATGATTATAGGAGGGACGACCATAATAAACTAACCTCTATTTAAGTAGAGAACAAAATCAAAAAAGACAAGAGAAAGGACTATGTGACATGAATTTTAGTATTGAAACAAAGGAATTACAGAAAATTGTGAGTTTGTTAGGTGTGACCGCTAAAGTCAATGTTATAGATTTCAGCGGTCGAGTTTTAATTGAGGCCAACGACGATAACACGGTTTTGTTTGTCTCAAACAACAATTCCACGGCAATATCCATCCTATCAGACAAAGTCAAAGTAACCACACCTGGTTCCGCCACAATTCTATATGGAAAAGTAAAATCATTTATTAATGCGCTTCAACCATGGAACGGCTCTTATGGAACCAAGGAAGTTGTGTTTGTATGTGAAGAACATGTGGATATTACTGTAGAAAATGTGCATGAAAATGGAGAAACATCGACAGGAGAGCTTAGGGCAGACTGTTTTCATGACGGTCGCCTTCAAAAACCAGCCCCATTCGGCAACACACAGTTCATTTTAAACTCCAACATGTTCAAAAAAGCTATTGGAAAAGTGGTGTATGCAATGGATCCTACGGAAAATAGGGCATTTATCCAAGGAATGAGTTTGTCCTTTGGAAAAGATGATATATATTTCTGTGGTACCAATGGCCGTATTTTATCAGAATATACGGTTAAAAATACAAATGAATTGAAAGAAAAAAATTATTTAATGAAATACGACTTCATCATGGGTTTACGTCGAGCTGTGGGGGAAGAGACGCAAATCTTTTTTGAAATTGATGGCAGAAGCATAAAAGCAAAGTTCGAGAACGTGGTTTTTCAAGGCCGTCTTGTAGTTGGCCACGAATATCCGAATTATAAACCTGTGTTGCAGACCTATTCCCACGTTATAAAAGCAAACAAAGACGCTCTTATGGCCGTCTTAACACCCTTTGCTGACATCCTTGACGCAGAGGATAATAATAGACTAACCTTTGAAGTTAAAAACAAAAAGATACGGTTTTATAATGGTGAGGTATCATATAACTGTGATTTTGGTATAGATTATGATGGCTCTTTTGTTATTGATATCAACGGTGTTTTCCTGTTACATACCATTGATGCCATAAACGACGACCAGATTCTTATAAAATTCTCTGATGAGAAGGGTGTTTTAATATTCGACTCTGGCAACTTTGAAGATCAAAAAGCACTAATTACCCCAATAAGGAGACGTTAATGTCCATTAAGGATTTTGAAAAGATTCTGGATATGTTACATGAAGGGTGGTTGGAGACCCAACAGGGGACGCTTTTTGGAAGCGAGAATCCTCCTTTTGAATTGTTGGAGGATGCTTGTGTTGAATTTTTAAAATATAAAGGCTATAAAATAGTAAAGCCTTTGTCTAGATTTGATATTAAGAAGCTGGATGATCTTATCCATTTATTTTATGCATATTCGGATTTGAAACATCCAGAACTTATTAATAACTATAGAAATCTATCGAGAGATCGAGCTTTGGCAAAGTATTTTGTTACGGCAAGACAAGAAGCAAGTAATATGTGTAGAAAAGCTGCAATGAATGAATGTGCTGAGATTATCGCTACGATATTTGAGCACGAGGCCGAATTTAATTTCAAAATACCCCTAACATTTAATGTTTTGGGACAAAAGAATTGCGGTTGGATAACAGAAAAAGCAATTCAAATCATGAACAAGAAGATAATGAATAAAGATGAAGAAAGGAGGGAGGCTCTCATTGCTTCTTTAGACAAAAAGTACGACGCCGAGCCAGGTGGCTTCGAGGATTTGGATGAGATTTTAAAAAATTTGAAAGGAGACTAAGATTTATGGACGAACGACTAAATGAAAAGCATGAAAAACTGCTTTATCCTACTGTGAGAGTTAGAACTGACAAGGCCGGCGGCTCTGGTACTATTATTTATAGTAGACCAGTTCCGGAAGGAAGCGATTATGAAGGATATGAAACTTATGTCCTGACTAATTGCCACGTCATTAATGACAATATCAGGGTAGAGAAAAAGTGGAGTACTCTACTTAAGAGAGAGGTTAAGACTGACGTTTTGGCCGACTGTACAGTAGAGCTATTTGATTTTGAATATGGTTCTTGGGAAAGTGGCCATATCGCACATAAGGCAGAAATTATGTGTTATGATAAGGACATGGATTTGGCACTTCTTAGAGTTAAGTCATCTAAGAAGTTTGAGCACGTTGCCACCGTATTTCCAAGGGGCGAACATATGAAGAGACTGAGAATGTTCATGAAGGTCTACGCTGTTGGTTGTGGTATGGGTCATCCACCGCTTGCAACCCAGGGTAATTTGACCGGTTTTACGGACATTATCGATAACTATCCTTACTGGCTTTCTACTGCTCCTACCATTTATGGTAATTCTGGTGGGTCTCTGTATCTAGCTGATACCTATGAGTTCATCGGCATTCCTAGTAGAATTGCTGTTAATATGGGTGGTTTTTCTGCGGATGCTATTACGCATCTATCCTATTTCATTCCTATTACCTCTATTTATAACTTTCTAGAGGATCAGGTCTTTCAATTCCTGTATGATGATGCACATACTTCTGTCAGCTGTGCTCAGTCAAGAAGGGAAAAGAGAGATAGGGATGAGAAGACGATGGCAGTTGATACGAGCCGAGAAGAAGCAGGCGGCGGCTCTTGTGGCGGTTGCACTAAATAAAAAGTAAAGGAGCGTATCATGCCTAGGTTGAAGAAAAAAGGCGCGGAATCCGTGTCTGCGGGTTCCGCTTCTGAAAAGAAGGAAAAGGTAAAAACACCCTCTGGTTTAGATATTGCCAAGAAAGCTATCCAGAAAAAATATGGAAATGTCATCAGCTATCTCGGCGATCATGAGGATATGACCATACCCACAGTATCAACTGGTAGTTTGGGTTTGGATATTGCTTTGGGTAGAGGTGGTATGGCTAGAGGAAGGATTTATGAAATTTATGGCAATCCTTCCGGCGGAAAAACAACACTTGCTTTAAGTGTTTTGATTCAGGCTCAAAAAAAAGGGCTAAACACCGCTATTGTAGACGCCGAACATGCGATGGACCCAACTCTTGTGAAGACAATGGGTGCTGATATCAGCAAGATACTCATTGTTCAGGGTTATTGTGGTGAAGAGAATCTAGATGGCGCAGAAATGTTATTGAAAAATGCTGCCGTCGATTTGTTGATAATAGATTCTGTTAGTGCATTAATTCCTAAGAGTGAGACCCTTGCAGAAATTGGCGACGATTTTATAGCTCTTTTAGCTCGATTAATGAGCAAAGCATTAAGGCGTTTGGTCCCCCTGGCTAACGAGACCAACACGCTTGTTATTTTTATAAACCAAATCCGACATAAAGTCGGGGCTTATGGAAATCCTGAAGCACCTACCGGCGGAGAAGCACTTCCTTTTTATGCAACAGGTCGAATTTCTGTTAAAGGAGCTGAGTATAAATCAAACAGAATAGTAGACTCTGTTTCCGGCGAACCAATTGGACACCACGCCAAGCTAGAAGTAGTCAAAAACAAGCTAGCACCACCATTTAGGACAGCTACAATACCTTTGATATATGGTAAAGGCTTTGATGTTCATTGGGAAGCCCTCACCCTTGCTACCAGTCTCGGAATAGTTGATAAAAACGGGGCTTGGTATAATTATGGGGATGTAAAACTTGGCCAAGGTGAATTTAATGTAGTAAATGCGCTTAGAGAAGACGCAGATCTGTACGAGGATATAAGAGGTCAAATAATTTCCATGACCGGTTTGAAGGAACTTTATGAGTGTAATAAGTAATAAAGTTTATGATACACTTAAGGAATTATTTCCTCTTAATATCATTATAAAAGAGCATTATGTCAAATATAAAGGTTCAAAGTTGTTTTTTGATTTTTATATCAAAGACTTAAATGTTCTAATTGAAGTTCAAGGTAGACAGCATACTCGGTTTGTTAAACATTTTCACGAAGAGCGCGGAAAGTTTGTGGCTCAAAAAAACCGTGACAATTTAAAAATCGAGTATGCACAAAAAAACAACATTGCGCTTACGCGATTTGGTTTTGACGAGAAAATAACAAAGAATCTAGTTATGCGCAAAATATATAATGCAATAGAGCGAGGTTTTTATGAGTAATATAATAATTCCAACTGATAGAAATCCAATTAAACGAGGAAAAGATTGTCCAGACTTTGCTCCGTTGAATGATGGTACCAAGACCGGCGATCCTCGCTATTGTAATCTATCTTTGCATTGTACACAGAAATGTATGAGAAGCGATTGGTATAAGTTTAGGGACCAAGATGGTAATGAGGCCTTTGATTATTTTTGTACAGGAATTTTTGCCACTATAGAAGATAGGGGCGTAGACGACGAGGTGTCATAATGGACGACGGTGTTTATCTATTTGAAAAAGTTAAACCGGAGATGGGTTTTATTAACGAAATCTTAGCCTTTGACGTTAGAAAACTGGATGTTTTAGATGGCGCTGTTATTAGCAAGTACGCTGTTGCTTTGGCGCAGTATTTGATTTATTTTAAATCAGAAGTAAATAAAGCCAAAGTTAATATTCATATAAAGCAGCGGGCGCTAGATTCTGGTATCGAAATGGTCTTAACTAAAGATGTTTTAAAACAATATAAAACTAAAGCAAATGCTATTGAATATATAATATCTACTTCTAATCCTTTAGGTCAGATTAAGAAAGAGATAGATAAGATAAAAGAAGAACTAATGAGAATAGATGGTGTTGATAAAACAATCTCAGATTTAATTGCGACACTTAAAAGAGAATTAACAAGACGGGAAAATGAACTATATACAGTAAGAAAGGAACGTTATTCGTAAATGAGAAAGCAGATCGTATTAACAGGTATTCCAAAAAGTGGAACAACATATTTATGTTCCATTCTTCATAATTTCTCAAACGTCGTTATGTTGTCCGAGCCACCGATGCTTGATGTGATGCACAAGCCAATGAATCAAGGAGTTAAAGAATTATTTGATTACTGGTATGAAAAAGTATTAAATAAAGAACAAGTTCCAAATAAGTTTGCAGCAGACGGATCATTAGTCACTGATTATAGGACAGAAAAATGGGTTAAGCCCTCAGGTATACATGAATTTGACAATGAAAATTTTATTTTTGGTATGAAAAATCCCCGTATGTTTTTAAATAGGTTACCTGGCATAGTGGAAAGCATGCCTGAGGCTAGAATTGTGGTGATAGTAAGACATCCATATGATACTGTTGGGTCTTTTAGAAGATTTCAAGGGGGAATGAGTATCGGCGCGGGCTTACATAAGCTACAAGATTATTATAAAATAAATCTCGAAGAAATACAAAAATCTGTTGCTTTAATTTGGAAGTTTTGGACAGATATAATTATAAAACATTTAGATGATATAATTTTAGTACGGTATTCTGATGCCGTTTTGAAACCAAAAGAAACTATTGATAGAATATTTGGTGGTTGGGACCCAGGGAACCCCACAAGAGAAATAACGCCGTCTGAAATAAGATATTCAAGAGAATGTATGTTAGAAGGTGACAAGGAACTAGTTGAAAAACATTGTAAGAAAAACGCTAAGATTTTAGGTTTATGGTAAAACCATAGTAATGAAAGGGAAGATATTTAATGAGCAACGAAGAAACAAAAGAGTTATTTTGTAAGCCCAGTGAGGAAAGGTCTTTATTGTGCTACGCTTTGAACAAGATGGATAATTTCTATACCATCTGTTCGCAGCTAGAAGAGAGGGATTTCCTTGACCCAGAGCATAAGATGATATATATAATAATGAAGTCCCTCACGGCCAGCAAAACCATTGAAAAGTTTGATGTTTCCATGATTACCAGCGAGGCAAAGAATAATGGCGTCTTGGATAATATTGGTGGTTATGAATATATTGAAAGCATCAGTTCGATGGAATTGGACAATAGCAATCTTCCCATATACATCAAAGACGTACTCGAGGCCAGCACAAAATATAGGCTTTACAAAGATTTAAAAGATGGAATGGATACCGTTGTTGAGAATGCCAAGGCAGGAGAGAACAGTGAATCATTAATCGGGCTTGTTGAATCCAAAATAATGGATCTATCTACTCAAGCAAGGTCAATAGATGAGGCACGAGATTTGGCCGTTGGTTTAGTTGATTATATTGAAGAGAGAAAAAATAATCCGGTGGAACAAAGTGGAATTTCTACCGGATATCCTATTCTTGATAGCCAAATTGATGGATTAATTCCAGGTACTCTACATATTTTATCTGCCCGCAAGAAAATGGGTAAGAGCACCTTCCTATCCAACGTTGCGGCCCACGTTGCTTATCGGCTTAATATCCCAGTTCTTTATGTTGATACAGAAATGAGCTTTAATGAGTGGAGAAATAGATTGATTGCCATGATGACCGGCGTTGAAGAGCGCATAATTAAGCACGGTGGCTACACAAAAGAGCACTATGATAGAATTAATACAGTTACATCTATAATTAAAAAAGGCAAGCTGTTTCATCATCAAATGCCGGGTTATTCGGTTGATAAGTTGTCAGCATTATATAAAAAATACAAGATTAAAGAAGACATAGGCTTGGCAATTTTTGATTATATAAAGGAACCTGATAGCTCTAGTTCAGATCGAAGACGCCAAGAATGGCAAATACTGGGGGATGTTGCGACAAAGCTCAAAGATTTGTCAGGGATATTGGATATTCCATTTTTTACCGCGGTACAGCTAAACCGAGAGGGTGATGTGGCAGGGAGCGATAGAATCTCTTGGTTTGCTGATATAGTTATGCAGTGGGGGAAGAAGGAAATTAAAGAGGTGGAAGCCGGCGGTGAGCAAGCTGGACAATATAAACTCATTATTAAGGATACCCGCCGTGGTGGTGGTACACCAGAAGAAGGTATAGGTTATAAATTTCGTAAAAGAAGCCTTCAAATAAAAGAAATAGAGGCTCCATTCCAGCTAATTAAGTATGGAGACAACAGGATAGAATATGGCAGCGACGATGAGCTCAAATAAAGAAGAATTTAAATACAGGCTAGATAAACTAAAAGATATCATAGACCCAAGATATCTTATGGAATCCCTAGGCTTTACTGGTATTAGAGAAACCTCAAAAGAGATAAGAACAGCCTGTAGAATTCATGGTGGTGACAATAAAACCTCTTTTAGATTTAATAAAGAGACCAAAACATGGGTTTGTTTTTCGCACCGCTGTCACGAGATTTTTGGAAACGATATAATAGGTTTGATAAAAGCGTCCATGAATATAGATTTTATGGATGCTGTGAGATATTTAGAGAGCTTGGTGGGTACTATAGATAGCGCTGATTATCTTGAACATAAAAGAAGAAAAGAAAAAGAATCCTTTATTCGTTCCAGAAAATTAAAAGGCCCAAAGCCCTCTATTGTAACTGATGAGTGTTTGAATCAGTTTAAGCCCTTTAGGTCAGATTATTTTATAAAACAAGGCTTTACAAAGGAAACATTAGATTTTTTTGAGATTGCGGGGGGATATACAGATGCCCATGGGTTCATAAGAGATATCATCCCCATAAGAGACGATAAAGGAGAGCTGGCCGGGTATAGTTTGCGGGACATAAGAGAAGATGTTTCGGACGAAGACTATAAATATATCCATACGCTAGGATTTGATAAAGACAAGGTAATATATAACTTGAATAATGCAAAAGAATTTTTGCAAGAAAAGCCACTTATTATAGTTGAAGGGCAAAAAAGTGTTTGGCGTCTTTATCAATATGGAATTAAAAATGTGGTGGCAGTTATGGGTTCGCATATTACCTCAGGCCAAGTTAATTTACTTTGTACATATGTATTTAAAGGCATTGTAATAATGTTTGATAATGATGCACCAGGAATGAGTGGTTGTATAAAAGCATGTGAAGAACTAAGAAATAAAATGGAAGTAATGCCGATTTTTATGACAGAAGTTGATGATAATGGAAAAGGATTAGACCCATCTGATTTGTCAAAAGAAGAGGTTTATAGCTATTTAAAAAGATTTATATAATAAAATGGAGGTGACATAATGGAAGGAACAAATTTTGTAGAACTTAAAGGTAAAGTGATTTATCCGTCTTTTAAGACGGTTGGAAGTAATAATAGTAAATTATTCAAAGGCAAGCTGGCTATTCCAGTGGGAGACGCTGGTAGTGGTAGATTTCAATATATCAAGATAGCTGCTTGGAATAATCTTGCGGAGCTAATGAATGATTTACCCCAAGACGCTTTTGTTAAAGTTCATGGGCATATAGAGGAAAGGTCATACGACGGAAAATGTAAGCACTGTGGCGGCGCGGAGAAGAAATATTGGACAGAAGTTCTGGTTGATAATTTCGTTGAGGTTAAAGGGGAATAGGAGGTAAAAAACAACTATGGCTAAGAGAAAAAAGACCAAAGAAGAACTAGAAGATTGGGCAGATAAGAACGTTCATATAGGAACACCTACTCTAATCCTGCTCCCAGCAGCGAATTACCTTTTTAAGGTGCATGAAAAGGAACACAAAATAACAATTCCGAGAGCAGGTATATATAATGAACTAGACCCCGAAATGTACAAAGAAGAAGATGGCGAGTTCATGTTGCTTGACGAAAAGAGTAAAGTTATGTATATGCCAGCAATATCTAAAGTTCTTTTTGCTACTAAAAAGTATCCCAAACTCAAGCCGAATCAGCTGTTTGCTCCTTTGGCTTTTGTTTTTAAGAAAGATGAGGTAGATATAATTGGGCAAATCGTCGAAATGCTAGAGCCTGGCGATGTTCCAGTTGAGTAGGGGGCTCTATGAGATGCGTAGGATGTGGAAAAAACGGTGCCAATATAGTTTTAATAGAAGCATTTCCGTGTAGACATTGTAATGGTGAGATACATTTGGAATATAATGTATGTAAAGAATGTGGACAGGCTTGGAAAACGGTTGATGGGCAATTTATTTCTGGAACAATGTTATTTGATATGGGGCTTGGAGAAGCCTATTATGGAGAGGAAAAAATGAAAGATCAAGAAGAAAAGATGTCTTATATGAATGAGTATATTCATAAATGTTTAAAGTGTAACACTATTTCTTGTGAAGTAGAACCACACCTATACAGGTGCCCGGCATGTGGTTTTGAATGGGAGGTTATTAAGAGTGATTAAAAAGGATTATTATGATATTCTAGAGGTTGATAGAAGTGCTTCTCAGGAAGACATAAAGAAAGCTTTTAGACGGCTGTCTAAGAAATTTCATCCGGATATGAATCCTAATGATACCAGCGCGGAAGAAAAGTTCAAAGAGATTAATGAGGCTTATTCTACACTTTCTGATGAAAAAAAGAGAAGAAACTATGATAATCCGCTTAGTGACGATCCTTTTGAGAACCTAACCAGAAGCTTTTTCGGAGGCAGAGACAATCCTTTTGTAAGAGTTAGGCGCCCTACCAACTCTAAGAGGCCAATGAGAGGACCAGATTTAAAATATGTGAAAGATGTCCCATTGGCTGATTTTATTATTGGCGGCAAATTAGAATTTGACGTTACTTATAATGATTTATGTAAGGAATGTAATGGTTCTGGCAACAAGGAATGGAAAAGATGTCCCAATTGTGATGGAGCCGGTTCGATAACACAAACCAGTCAAAA